CTGTAGATAGCTCAGTATTAACATTTGTATCTGCATCTGGATTGATACCTGGCTTAATAGCTGCAGTATCATCATCTTCAACAGCTACCAACATAATAGCACTAAAATAACTATAAACAACAAATTAGTTGTTAAATAATCAAATACAATAATATGAACGCAAAACAAGTATTAAGCAAAATCATCAACGCTCTTTCTATGGAGAAGGAAGTTGCAATGACTTACGCTAAATTAGCAGATGGTACTATATTAGAATCACCAACATTTGATGTAGGTGAGGAAGTATCAGTAGTATCAGAAGATGGAACTAAAACTCCAGCTCCTAATGGTGAGCATGAAGTAATCCTTAAAGATTCAGAAGGAAACGATGTTAGAATTAAAGTAATGACTACCGATGGTAAGATTACTGAAAGAGAAAATGTTGAATTAGCTGAAGGTGCTAAGGATGAAAAGGTTGAAAAATTACCTGAAGATATGGCTTCTATCGCTGGTGAAGATATCGGTGGTGGTGAAGGAAGTGATGAAGTAGATGAAGAAGTAGAACCAATCACTGAAGATATGGCTAAGAAATATGAAGATATGGCTTATCGTATTTCAGAGATGGAAAAGAAAATTCAATCTATGGAAGAAGCTATGAAGCCTTCTGAAGATATCAAAGAAGAAGAAATTAAAATGGAAGAAGAAGAACTTCCTAAATTAGATGGTGCTCCAATAGATGAGACTACATCAGCAAACACTTCAAAAGAAAAACAAAAATTCGGTAAGAAAGTAGCTTCGGCACAAAATACATTCTTATCTAAACTTTATAAATAAAAAAAACTTATTAAAAATGAGAAAAACACAAAACTTTACTCAGCCTAGCGTTACTACAACTTACGCTGGTGAGTTCGCTGGCAAATACATTGCTAGCGCCCTTTTGTCTGCACAAACTCTTGATAACAAGTACATCACAATCATGCCAAACGTGAAATTCAAATCAGTAATCCAAAAGATTGCGGTTGATTCTATCGTTAATGATGCATCTTGTGATTTTACTACATCAGGTACTGTTGCATTGACAGAAAGAATCTTAGAACCTAAAGAATTACAAGTAAACTTACAATTATGTAAGCAAGAGTTTGTAGATTCTTGGGAGGCTTTACAATTAGGATATTCAGCTTTTGATTCTATCCCAGCTAACTTCACTGACTTCTTAGTAAGTTATGTAGGTGGTAAGGTAGCAGAAGCAACTGAAGAATCTATTTGGAGAGGTGTTGCAGCTACTAACGGTCAATTCGGTGGTATCTACAACGCATTAAGTTCATCAGTAGTTGCTGGTGGAACAAACGCTCCTGTAACTTCTTCTGCATCTGGTTCAATCACTTCAGCTAACGTATTAGCTTCATTGAATTCATTAGTTGATGCTATTCCTCAAACTGTTTATGGTAAAGAAGATTTATTAATCTATGTACCAACAAACGTAGCAAAGGCATACCAACAAGCATTAGCTGGTGGAGCACAAGGTGCAAACGGATACAACAACCAAATGAACGTTGGTGAAAAACCAATGAACTTCAATGGTGTTGAGTTAGCATGGTGTCCAGGTTTAGCATCTTCTGCTATGGTGGTAGCCCAACGCAGCAACTTGTTCTTCGGAACTGGTTTGATGAGTGATTACAACCAAGTAAAAGTGTTAGACATGGAAGACTTAGATGGTTCTCAAAACTTTAGAATCATTATGAGATATACAGCTGGTACTCAATACGGTATCGGTTCTGACATCGCTATCCACAAAAACTATTAATATTTGAGTAAGTAATAGGGAGATTAACCATATCTCCCTTTACTCATAATAGTTTCAGAACAAAATTAAAAAAATAAAACTTAATCAACATGGCTTGTAATTTATCAGCAGGACGTAACGAAGTTTGTAAGGAATCGGTAGGTGGAATATCTGGAGTTTATTTTGTAAACTACACATCTTCACTTGCTAATGCAACTAATGGTATCGCAGACGATTTAATAGAATCTCTACCAGCAGGTCTTACAGCTTACTATTATGACCTAAAAGGAACAAGTGCATATACTGAAACTGTAAACTCATCAAGAGAAAATGGTACTACATTCTTCAATCAAGAATTAGTATTAAACTTGAAGAAGTTGACAAATGAGATGACAACTCAATTAAAATTAATGGCTTATGGAAGACCTCAAATCTTTGTACACACTATGAATGGAGATACTCTATTAGTAGGACAAAGAGAGGGAGCAGATGTAACTGGTGGAACAATTCAAACTGGAGCAGCATTGGGTGACCTTTATGGTTATTCAGTTACCTTCACTGGTATGGAACAATACCCAGCATCATTTATCTCAGGTTCAACATTCGGTAATCCATTTGGTGCAGTTACCAATCCTCCTACAATCGTAAGCGGAACTAACTAATCAGTATATCACTAAAAATATTAAAGGGAGGACTAAGTTCTCCCTTTTTTTATGCTTTATCACTATATTATTAGATAAGTTTGTTAAATGTATAGATAATTCAACATAAAGACAAGATAATGTTAGCATACTATATATCAGGCAGCAATAACTATTCAATTAGAGTAGCTCCTACCGGTTCTTCTAACCTTGTATTACAATTGCAAGATATGTACACATTAGTAAATACATCATCTTCTATTAGTGCATCTGGAAGACCTTACACTTATGAACCATATGAAGGTATCCTTAATTGGACAGCTTCTATATCACAATCCATTATAGGTGAGCAATATAGAGCATATATAACTGATGGAACATCCTCAATTTGGCATGGTTCTATTTCAGTATTTGCATCACAATCAATAGATAAGCCATCAACTGTATCTCAATTAGGTGTTGAAGAAGTGTTTAAGAGTAATGTAACTGATAACGAATATATAATAATAGAATAATATGAAAGGAACACAAAACTTTTCGGTAGTTAATTTAGCACAGCAAGAAATACCTATCGTAGTAGAGGATACAAAAACAAGATATAGTTGGGTGCCTGTTGGTATAATAGGACCTGATGATTACTTCCAAAACATAACTGATAGCTTTACAACATCTACAACTAACGCAGCTTGTATTGAAGGTATTGCAGATTTAATATTTGGTAAAGGACTATACTCAAAGGATGAGTCTTTCCAAACTGTATTAGATAAATTACTCCCACAAGAAGAAATTAAGAGAGCAACTTTTGATTTAAAACTATATGGTAACGCTGCATTGCAAGTTTATTGGGATGATACACATACTAAAGTAATTAAATTCTTCCATGTCCCAGTACAAAACATTCGTGCTGAGAAACTATATGATAATCCAAAAGTACAAAACTATTATTATTGCACTGATTGGAGTGATTATAAAGCTCAGAAATATAAGAAAAAGATTCCTGCGTTTGGTACGTCAAATGAGAAGATGGAAATTCTTTACATTAAGAACTATACACCAGGCAAATATTACTATTCATTACCTGATTGGGTATCTGCATTACAATTCTCTTATGTTGAAGCTGAACTATCTAATTTACATATTAATAATATTGAGAATGGTTTTTTACCATTAGTGATGGTTAATATGAATAATGGTATTCCAGCTCCTGAAGAAAGACAAACTATTGAAGATTTAATTGAATCTAAGTTTACAGGCACTAGAAACGCTGGTAGATTTATGATATCGTTTAATGATGATGCTGAAAGAAAGCCAACTATTGAAACAATTAGTACTGATAATTTACATGAGAAATACAAATATGTTGCTGAATACGCTCAAGATCGTATATTGGTTGGACATAGAGTAACATCTCCATTACTATTTGGTATTCGTACACAAGCTAATGGTTTTAGTTCTCAATCAGAAGAAATGAAGACAGCTTACTCTATCTTACAAACAATGACTGTTAATCCTTTTCAAAATTTAATTATAAACTTCTTAACAACTGCATTAAGTGAAGGTGGATACGAAGATACTGAATTGTATTTTGAACAATTAACTCCTTTGGCTATTTTATCTGAAACAGCAGAAGAAACAGGACAAACAATTGAGCAAGTTGAAGATGATATCAATGAACAAGCTGAGAATCCTGCAGCAATAGAAGATAAAGGTTCTGTAGATACAACAATAAATGATGAAGTATTACAAATGAGTAATCCTAACTTCACAAAAGAATACGAAATATATAAAAAATAAAGAATATGAGCTACGCACTTTTTGTAACTAGAAATGATATAATTAAGAACTCCCCATTGCAAGGAGCTATTGATGCCGATAGATTGTTACCATTCGTAAGAACAGCACAAGACAAATATATGTTAAATCTATTAGGTACTGTATTGTTTTATTACTTACAAGAGAAAATAGAAACTAATACTATATCTACATTAGATGTGTATTATCAGGATTTAATTAATGACCATATCAAACCTACGTTAATATGGTACTCATGCGTTGAATACATCCCCTTCAGCAACATCCAATTCAAAAGTGAAGGTGCTGTTAAGCATAGAAGTGAAGTGAGTGAGGCGCCATCTAAAAATGAGATTGATTATCTATTACAAAAAGCTATGAATAGTGCAGATTTCTACGCAACTAGAATGCAAAACTATTTAATATCTTATTCTAACCAAATACCACAATACCTTGAGAGTGTTGGTAATTTAACACAGGTATATCCTGATTTTACTAACCAATATTTCGGAGGTATCCAATTATAATATTATGGGATTAAATGTAGTAAACAATACTGGTACAAACTATTCGCTGTACTATAACGCTTTAGATTATTTCAAAACGATAATGACTAACCATCCTGGTATTGAAGTTGTTACGCAAGGAGATATATTTGATGTAGATACTGAAGAATATCCAGCATATCCAATAGGAAATATTCTTATTACAAATGCTGTATT